GCCCGCAGTCAGACAGGACTTGACGGTAGCGATAAAGCTCAATGACCAGTTTACCGCTCCGCTCCGCGACATACAAAAAGAGACCTCAAACACATTCGACGAGAATCGTCAAGGGTCGTTCCTCTCCGGCATAAAAGCCTCGACCGTTGCATTGGCAGGGATGGCGACGGCAGGGGTTGCCGCCGTGGGTGCAGGGTTGACAAGCGCGTTTAATCAAGCGCGGGAATTTGAGGCCGCTATGGGGGACGTTTCAGCGGCAACAAGAGCGTCCTCTGAAGATATGGATGCGTTGGCTCAACTGGCGCGAGACATGGGAGCAACGACCTCTTTTAGTGCAATAGAGGCGGCAGAAGGTATCCAAATGCTCGGTATGGCGGGGTTATCGACCGACCAAATCATGAGCGCACTTCCCTCGACGCTCTCGTTGGCGGCGGCAGGAGGGTTGGAATTAAGCGCGGCCTCGGATATTGCAACTAATATAATGGATGGTTTAGGCTTAGAAGCTAAAGACCTAACCTCCATAGTCGATAAGTTGGCGATTACTGCGAGTAATTCAAATACCAATGTCGAGGGATTGGGAGAGGCTTTTAAAATGGTCGCCTCGACAGGGGCAACCGCAGGCGTTGACATTGATGACTTAAGCGCATCTCTTGGCCTTTTAGCATCAAGAGGTATGTCGGGTAGCATAGGTGGTACGTCATTAAATGCCGCACTTCGGGCAATGATAAACCCGTCGGGGGAAGCGCAGAAAGCGATTGATCGTTTAGGTCTGACTTTCATGGACTCAAACGACCAAATGCTTCCGATGGCAGATATTCTTGATCAATTAGAGGAAAAGCAACTATCTGCAAAAGACACCTTTGAAATCTTCGGGACCGAAGGTGCGCGAGCTATAAGTGGGTTGCGAGGTGCCGGAGTAGAAAATCTAAACGCTTTTATTGACAAGCTACAAGAAACAGGTGCCGCATCGGATATGGCAAACCGTCGGTTAAATACTTTCGACGGTGCAAGTCGAATGCTGTCATCGGCTCTTTCTGAGTTGTCAATTTCTATCGGCGAGCAAATCCTCCCGATGGCAACTGCATTAATAAATGATTTTTTACTCCCTGCCATTACTAACACCAACGAGTTTATTAAGTCGGTCGGCGGTTTCGGTCAGATGTTTTCTGATGCGCTCGCCGTCATTGTCGGCTTTAAAAATACAGCCATCAACGTATTAAACGAACTGCTCAACAACGCCGACTTTGCGAAAAACTTCCTCGGCAACCTCGGCGGCATATTCAACGCCGCGCTTAACCTTGTTACCAACTTTGCGGTTGGCACTTCGGGACAAGGGGGTATGTATGGGATCATTATCGAACTTGCAAAGATTGTTTGGGAACCACTCAAGCAGGCATTTCTGGCTTTTTGGGATTTTATCAAACAACCTTTGGTTGATGGTGTTAATTTCATAAGCCAGTCCTTCGCGACAGGTATCAACGGGATAATTGATAGCTTTAACGATCTCGGCGAATACATCGGCGTAACGATTGACAACATTGACTTTGACCCAATTACGGTTGACGCGTCAAAGACATTTAAAGAGCGATGGGCCGAGGGGTCGGCCAACGTGCGCGAATCGCTCGACAATATCAAGGGGTTTGCCTCGGATATGGGCGACGCGCTTGAGGCTGACACCAACCGAGTAACGGGCGCGATTGCCGAGACCGCAGAGTCGGCGAGTCATTTGGTTGACGAGGGCATGTCTGAGGTCATTGTCAAATACGATCAAGTAATCGGCAGAGTCGAAGATAGCGCGAAGGATGACGGCGAAAAGATCGGCCAAGAATTGGGCGAAGGGGTGCAGGTGGGGTTTGTCCCGCAGATGGAAGTTGTAGGGACAGAGGCAAGCATAAGTTTAACCAATTCTTTAAAAGAGCATTTCGGCGAAAAGAAAAATGAAATAGGCAAAGCCTTACAAAGTGCAATGGCCGAGGGCATTCGCACAGGCGACTTTGAAAGCACGTTTATTGGCTTGGGCGAACAGATCGGCGGCATTTTAGGCGGGCCGATTGGGGCGGCGGTTGGCGGCAAGTTAGCACAGGCCGCTTCGTCTGTTATCTTCAACGGTCCCTCTGCCGCTCAGAGAGCCACGGGCGCGTTTGGGGCAATCCTACAAGGGTTTGAGGCGGCAAGCGGTCAGTTGGCCGAAACAGGCGGGTTTCAAGGGGTTCTGGAGGGCTTATATACAAAAGAGGGCGAAGCCACTGCCTCGTTTACGCGTGGCGGCGGTCAGAAGTTAGCTAATCAGTTTAAAGCCTTTGGATTGAGTGAGGAGGCGACGCGCCTTTTACTTTTCAACTTGATTCCCAAACTCCGGCGCGGCGAACAGTTGCCCGGAGCAGAGTTGAGAATGGTGCAAGACGAACTCCGCGAGGCACTAATCACGCAAGAGGTCGCCGACATTGAAGCCGCTCAACGCGCACAAGCATTTGAGGAGGGCATTACGGGCGAGGCAGAGCGTCGCCTTAATCTTGTGGAGGCGGCCAATGGATACGATGGCATGGTTGGCGGTCCGACCTTATTTTTAGCAGGGGAAGAGGGGCCGGAACAGGTAAACATTACGCCTGCCTCTCGGATGCGCGGCGGCTTCGCCGGTAGCGGTGGCAATAACTACCATTTTAATTTTTCGGTATCGGCCATAGATGAGAAAAGCGTCAAATCGTTTATTGAAACGGACGCGAAGGATTTTATCGTAAATATGTTACAGCGCGAATCAACGCGAGGGCGTTCAGTTATGTATAACACCGGCCTTGTTGCCGATCCAAGCGTATAACCCCATATAAGGCTCTACAATGGCGAATACACGCATACTCTACAATCTGGATACATGGGACGCGGCAACGGTCACGGGTAGCTCACAGGCCAATACAGACCTCGTTCCGGCCAACGTCCTCCATGACCATGTAAGCAAACTCTGGAGGACGACGGGCAAGGCCTCCGAGAATATTGTTTTTGATTTAGGGGCGGCGACTAATATAACCGTGTTTTCGATGTTTACGTTTAACTTAACCGCCTCGGCAACCGTTACCTTGCAGGCCAATACCGCCGACTCTTGGGGGTCGCCTGCGTACAGCCAAGCGTTGACCATTGCCACAGACGCAGATGGCAACGTATTGCAACGGCTTGTATATTTCTTAGACGAGACGTATCGCTATTGGCGCGTGACCTTTGCCGATTCCGGCAACGCCGCGAGCTACTTGCAAATCGGGCGCATAGCGGCAGGGACGTACTACGAACCGCCGCGCAACATAAACCAGAACTTTACCATCACGATGTACGACCCAAGCGAGGGCGACCGCGTAGCAGGGCGGCAGACATTCTTTCGGAATCGCAACCGCTACCGTCGCGCCGCTGTTCGCTTTGAGCTACAGAACCAAACGCAGACCGATAAGCTCGACGCAATAATGACGAAGGTCGGCAATAGCAAGCCGGTCGTCCTTGCGTTGGACCCAACGGACAGGCCGAGCAAGGACTCCATGTATTGCTACTTAGAAACGCCGCTGAGTTTGGCCCACCAGTTTATCGGGCAATACTCAACGGCTCAACTTGTCTTTGAAGAAAAGACCGAATAAATAAATGGCGTTTGACGATACGAGCAGTATCCAAGATTGGCGGCAGTTGGTCGAGATCGAATTGACCGGCAAGACGATCCGCTATGCCCGCGATGCAGTGACGTTTGACGACGGGACGGTCTACGAAGCGCGGCTCTTGTCTATGTCGGCGATGACCCTATCGGCGGGGCAAATCCTCGACCCGCGTGTGACGATGCCGTCGCTTACGTTGACGCTCGATAACAGCGATTCAGCCATAAGCGACCTGTTCGACGACTACGAGTTTGCCAACCGCCGGACAACGGTCAAGATCGGACAAGGGACAGCCTCGGCAGATTATACGACCGTATTCGTCGGCACGGTCTTGTTTCCGAGCGGGATCGAATTTGACGACACGACAGTAACGATTGATTTGGATGACGAGCGCATGAAGGACGAGCGCGTCCTTCCGGTCAATAAGTTTTTTGCCTCGACCTATCCAAACGTAGAAGAGAAATCGAAAAACCTGCCGATCCCGTTTGTTTATGGCGATTGGCGCACGACGGCGGCAGGAGGCGAAACGGTCCCTTGCTATTGCGTGAACACCTCTACCAGAACGTTTAAGATTGCCGACCACGCCATCAAGCAAATCGAAGCGGTTTATAAAAACGGCGTGGCCGCGACCGTAACGTCAACCGACTTGACGAACGCCGAGTTTACTATCTCGGATTCATACGACCAGTTGACCGACGTAATTACAGCCAATATACAGGGCGCAACGGATGACGCGACTTCGAGCGGAAATCTTCTTGAGTCACTTCCTACTATTGTTGACGATATACTTACGACCCATTTGTCAGTGCCTACGGCAAACATTGACGCGACGGCGTTCGCGGCATGGACGGCGAACGTCGGAACGGTTAAGGCGCGGCGACATATCTCGTCGGAAGTCTCGTCAAACTCATTAATCACCGACGCGCTTATTGAAGGGTTCGCCGACCTCATCGTTGAGGATGGTAAATATGCGCCTAAGTTTCGCATTGCCTCATTGACGAACCTCGACCAATACCGAGATTATGATATGATGGCGCGGCAAGATGGGGTCAAGCAGTTTAAGGTTTCGCGAGATCCCGAACGCATTACACTAAACCAGATCGTCGCCGACTACAATTACGATCCTGTCAACTTGCGATACAAAGGTCGATACGATGAAGAGGATGCGGCGGCGATTGCTCTGGTGGGATCGCGGCGACGGCGACGGATGCAGTATAAGTTCATCTATCAAGATGCCGACGCAGAGACACGCGCCGAGCGCGAACTGTATGCGTTCGCGGCAGAGTTGGAAATGGTAACGGTTGGCATTGGGCCGCGTTCATTGACAAAGAAACCGACCGACCAGTTTCGGCTTGTCTATAACAAATACACCGACGCAGATACGGGTTTCGGTGTGCCGTTCCAAGTGCGCGACATACAAATAGATTTTAACCAAATGCGGGCAGTCATTCGCGCATGGAATATATTGACCTTATCGGCGGGGCGATGGACAGAGGACACGGCCCCGACTTGGTTATCAAGTGACCTTGTGCAACGCGAAGAGCATGGCTTTTGGACAGACAACAACGGGTATGCTGATCCGTCTGCCTCACCGGATGAGACTTCAAAAAGGAGCAAGTGGTTCTAATGGCATTTACAGCAGGCTTTTCGGTTAATGTCGGCGACCCGACAAAAGCGAGCGATGTCGATGTACTGGCGGCTAATGATGATTATTTGAAAAATGCCATTGATACCTTTATCGCGAACGATGCGAACAACCGCGTGTTGACGGCGACGGGTAGCGGCACGGCTAACGCAGAAACTAATTTGACATTTGACGGTTCGACGTTGACGGTGACAGGGACGGTTAGTGCAACGACATTGAGCGGCAACGTCACAGGCGGCACGATCAGCGGCACTACAGGGACGTTCAGCGACGATGTCACAGTAGGGACAACGGATCTGATTGTTGATGTGTCGGCTAATAAGGTCGGGATCGGTGGTACTCCTACAGAGGAGTTGGACATACAGGGCAGTGGCGCAACGCAGACAATTCGCTTGATCCGCACCGATGCGTCTACCGCAGGTGGCATAACGATCAACAGCGCGAACGGTAGTAACTATGTCTACAACACTGCGGCAAAAGATTTAGTCCTTTCAGCGGATAACGGTTCAACGCAGACCAAACTGCACTCTAACGGTGATTTTTCGGTAAACACCTCGCTACTATTTGTTGACCAAAGCGCATCGGCAGTTGGGGTTGGCACGAGTTCGCCTGCTGGTCTCGGAGCGCGTTCACTCAATATAAAGGCTCCAACAGCCAATGGTGCAGATTTAACCTTTGAAGCAGACAACGGCACAAACTTTGGCGTTCTTTTTAGCGGAGCAACTACAAACGATCCGTTTAGCATTTACAGCAACACGGGATTTAAGTTCGCAACAGCCAGCGATAAAAATGCTACTGGCTTCAGCGAGAAAATGCGGCTCGACACAAGCGGCAACATGGGGTTGGGCGTTGTGCCAACGAGTGGATGGTCTGGCAGAACAGCGTTGGAGATTGAGGGCGCAAGCACTGGTTACGTTACCTCTCCCAACGGCCCCATAGCAATCGGCTCCAATATCTACTACAACGGTGGCGATAAATTTGTGGGCAACGGATACGCTCCGCTGTATGCGCTGAGTAGCGGCAACCATATCTGGTATACGAGCAATAACAATACGAGCGGAGCGGGTGCGGCTGTCACGCTAACACAGGCCATGACGCTGACCAACGCAGGTCTGCTCGGATTGGGAACCGCCTCGCCACAGGCAATGTTAGACACCACTGGATTAATTAGGTCTACTGCTGTAACTGGAATACCTTCTACAGGGACTGGCGCAGAATTTTTTCTTGATTCTGGTGTAGCGTACTTTCAAGGATACAACCGCACTGGATCAGCTTTTGTTGAAACGCGATTGCGCGGTAATCCGATAGTGCTTGACGGCGGATCGGTTGGCATCGGCACGTCCTCGCCATCGAGTCTGTTAAATTTAGAAAGCGCATCAACGCCAACCCTGTTGATCACTGATACAAGAACCCCCGTGTCTGCACAGTATCAAGTTGGCTCATCGATTGCATATGTCGGCACTACAACAAATCACGCACTCGGATTTACGACGAACGGCTCTGAACGCGCTCGCATCGACTCGTCTGGGCGCGTCGGCATCGGCACGTCCTCGGCAGAGCATACTCTCCACGTTAAAGACGCAGCCGACAATGCGGTTGTCGAGGTTGAAACTTCTGCAACTAACGGAAACCCTGCGTT